GTTTCTTTACCTTCAGCAGTATCTTCCATTTCTTTTGTAGTAGATAACATACCTAAACTATCTAATACAAACATAATAGGTTTTCTTGTTTTTTCGTCTTGTTCTAAATATTTGTCAATTACTTTTATTGATTGATGTCTAAATTCTTGTACTGTAGCAACTGGTACTATGACCATTCTTTTACTATCAATACCTCTTGTTTCAACTAAATCTTTTGTTAACGCACTTTCTGATTCAAAGTAAATTACACCTGCGTCTTTGTTTTTATCTAAAAATGCCTTTACAATACCTAACGCAAAGAAAGTTTTACCTGTTGCAGCTTCACCTGCAATTGCTGTTATTTTGTTTGATGGCATACCACCAAAGATAGAACCTGATAATAAAGCATTGAGAGCGTGTGAACCTGTGTCTATAAAACTATCTACATCACCTGCTTCTACACCATCACTTACTAGTGTAGCATATTCATTACCTGTTTCTTTAATTATTTCTTTTAAAAAGTCACTCATACATTATCTCCTTATTATGTGTTTATTATATCAAATCATCTTTACTTTGTCAAGCGTTTTTGGATCAGGTTTACCTTCCCAATCAAATCTATATTTTTCATCTTTAGGTATCCAACCTTTTATAGGTTTTTCATAATCATCACTTGTCATTTTTGACCATACTTTATCAAACATTTCATTTACATCAATTGTTCCGTAATGACTAACAATACTAGTTTCAACACGATTTAATCTTTTTTCTAATAGTTCTCTATTGTATTCAAGTAGTCTTTGATAATCCCAATATTCTTTGAGGTCTTTGTATGATGTTTTTGAAATGGCCATACTCATATTTATTTAAAATAAAGTTGCTCTTCTACTATGTCTGAAGTAATCTATTTTTTCTTTAGCAAAACACCATACATTCTCAATATATATTCGATTCATAAACTCGGCCTTTTCTTCTTCACTTTCAAATAGTTTATCCGATTTAGGTCGTTGCATAATCCTCATACCTATCTGGCCTACAAAATTATCTTTTAAACTATCAACTAATTCATCACTTGAATAATATCTTTTATTCTTAATATTAGGGTCCATTATATTTACAAACATATGTTTTGATCTTTCAAAACTCTTTTTTGCAACAGGTAAATAGAAATCATCACGCCATTTAGAATACTCATCAAACTTAAACCATGATTGGTTTTCTTCTTTATCACCACCTTCGTTATATCTTTCTGTAGAAAAGTATGGTGGACTTGTAAATGCACAATCTATATTATCTATTTTATCCCATGGTAAATCCTCAGCACCACAATTATAGATAGTAACTTTTTTAGGATTAGGCAAAAAACTATTATATGTTTCTATTTGTTTTAAATATTGTTTGTAAGTGTTAGGATTTGGATCACAACCAATATATTCTTCAGCATCACTGGCAAAAAAACCTGCAAGTCTATCACCCCAACCACATGATGTATCTAACACTCTTTTGGCGTTAGTCATCTGATATATTGTTTTTGCTACATTTGGTTTAAATTGTGTTGCAATATATGTACCTAATCTAAAGGCTGACATATAACTTTTATCATTTAAAACCCCACCTCTTAATTCTGTTTTGCCATCCACTTCTACTGGTTTCATACCATTAATTCCACGCCAGATGGGGCCAAGACATCGCCATATATCTTTTGCTGTACCATTTTGCCATACATCTATGGGTGCTTTGAAACCAAAACTACTACAATTTAATCTTAAATGTTGATGAAAGTAATTACTAACATCATTGTAAATAGATGGTGCATCTATAATACCTAGGCCATGATCTTTAAAATTATACTTATAGTCATCATACTTTTCCTTTACATTTTTTTCTAACTGTTCTAAAGGCTTTACATATTCCCACACATCTTGTTTTTGTAAAGATTTAAACGCTTGACGCATTATATCATAAGATATTTGTTTCAAAGGAAACTCTGGCCTGTGTTTAGCTATATACTCAGATAAATCTAATCTAAACTGTTCTTTGCCAATATCATTTGTAACAGTTTCAAACATCTGTTGATCCATTACAGGTAATTTGCCGTTATACTTATTTAAATAATCACTCATTGTTCCATTTTACTAATAACCATATTATAAAACTGTATATTATTATAACATAAAATATGGTTAAAGTCAATTCCATACTAAAACTTATCTGTTTGATTTCCCCAACTATCCCAACCATTTCTTTGCGTTCTAGCAAACAATTCAATATAAGGACCTTCTAATAAGTTCTCTATATGATTATACATTATGTCTGGCTTTCTACTGTGTTCCCTACGTTGTTCTACAACTAATTGAGGCACACTCTTACTGATTCGTTTAGGTTTACCTTTAGTTGCTAATAAACACATTTCGGGATTACCTCTAGTCCAATAACCTAAACCTGTAAAATATCCTTCAGACTTTCTATTTGTTTTTGCCCAAGTAAATCCTACAGTTTTATATTTAAATCCCCACGCATTAATAACTTCAAAGGCCTTGTCTAATAATGGATCAATTACCCACATTAATAAAACTGAATTGTCGTTTGCAATTTTATTAACAGGTAAATTACATATATCTTTAAAGTTCATAACATTATAATGTTTTTCAGGACTTCTATCTTTACCTTTATTAGAATACGTTTTAAAAGACCATGGTGGGTCTGCGTAAATTACACTATACTTTTTATCAATGTCCATATCAATAATATAATAATTAAAAATCTAGGAATACTCCAATCAGTTTTAATTGCAAGTATGCCTCCTGTTGCATAACCCCAATGTATCATCACCATAATTAAAAACAATTCTATCATCCAAAAAAACTTTCAAGTGTAGCCTCACGTTCAAGTTTCCAACCAATAGAATCTAGTATAAACTTTAACGGATCAGTAAATGTTTTTTCAAATTGCATATCGTAATCAACATATTTGTGTAATTCAAATTCTTGTGGTATTTTTGTAGCAAAAGAAATAACTGTATCTTTAACTGTATTTGGTTGTTTCAACATTAAGAATTTAATTTTGTCACCATTTTTAATTAAAGGATACTTTCTTTCAAGTTTGTGTTTATGTATGTTGTAATTATATATTAAAGAACCTTTTACATGAATAGGTGTTCCTTTATTATAAATTTGTGATGAGTTTATGTACTTATCTAAATTATTACAAGACCTAGGGAACGCAACTTCTTCAGGTGATAATGTTTTAAATACTTCTTTAAAATCACGTACAAATTTAATAAGATTATCTTCACTATCATTCATAATTACACGAATAGCATCTTTAATCTTACCTCTACATACTTCAGGTGTAGATGATTTAACTGCTTCAACACCCATAATTTTTAGTTTAGGTATATCAAATCTGATACCTTCTTCATCAAATACATTCATCATATATCTTTTTTTAGCAACCCATATACCTTTATTAGCAATTGCTTCTCGTTTCATAATCATTTTTTGTTGATAAGCATTTATATAATTAGCAAGATTTTGAAAACTATCATCAATTACTTTTTGTATTTTTTCTTCAGCTGCTTTATCAATAAAATCTACAATTTGATTTACCGATTTATTTTTACATACTTTTTCTACTAGTTTATCTAATCTTAAATAAATTGAATCTGTATCAGACGCAACAACATAATTTATGTTATTAGTTTGTAATATTTTATTCATAAATCTATTTACATCACGTTCTACCCAACGAATAGATAACTGACCACCTAGAGTAATTGCCTCTGCCTGTTTTACATCAAAGTATCTAAAGTATTGATTACCAATTGCACCGTAAGCAGAGTTAAGAGCAATCTTTTTTGCCATTTGTATATTATGACATCTACTAATTTCGTTTTGATAGATAGGATCTTTTGTCTTTTGAAATTCTTTCTTGGCTTCAATTGCCTTCTTCTTATATACTACACGTTCGGTATACATTTTCTCCATCAGTTCAGGTAAGAACCCTTGTTTATCTCTTTTAAACATTGCACCATTTGGTGCGATAGTTACATTACGATCTTTTGCCCATTTAAGATTTAATTTTTCTTCTAAAAAGTTTTCTACACCAACTGCTTTTGGTTCAACTCCTACAAATGTTTCAGGACTTATATTGTATTGCATAATTAAATGTGGATAAAGTGAGTTAAGGTCAAATGAAACAATCCAATTATGTAATCCTAGTTGTGGATCTTTTACATATGCACCTTCGTATTGTGAATCTTTTATCTGATCTTCTCTTGGTGGTATAATAACATTTTTTTCTAATAGATGATTATAGATTAGTGTATCCCAACATCTTACTTGTGAATATACATCTGTATAATTTACTTTATAGTCATAGGCCATAGTTAAGCAAAGTTCAATTAACTTCATCTTATCTTCAAGTCTATCAACAAGCTCAACATCTTGTATATTATATTCTACAAATCTTTGATAATCTTTTGTATAAAAATCTTTAAACGTTTCATATGGATTATCTAACTTTTGTTCGCCCAGTTCTACCTTAGCAATGTAATTTAGTTTATAGCTTTCTTGTCTTACATAAGTAAATTTTCTGTACAAATCGAAATAATCTAATACTGAAATACCAAGTATATTCCAAAACTGTGAATTTTTATTTCCCATTTGCACACGGTCAGCGTTGACATAATTCCATGGTGACATTTTATTAATTGTATCATTATCAAACAAAAATCTCATTCGATTCATAAGATACGGTATATCAAAAAATTTTACATTCCAACCTGTTACAATATCAGGATGATTTTTGCACCAAAATTTAAGAAACTCTAATAATAGATGTTTTTCATTTTGACATTTTATATAAGTTACATTAGATTTTTTAGAAATAAAATCACCTGTACCCCATGTTAATATCTGTTTGTTAGTATGATTTTTTACTGTGATACAGATAACCGTTTCTTTTGCAGTATCAGGATCGGGAAAGCCGTTCTCACACTCGGTTTCAATATCAAGTGTGAATATCTTTATGTAATCTTTATTCCATCTCATCTCGCCTTTATATTCGTCAGCGATATATTGATAATTATATCGATTCATACCATAGATTTTATATTCAGGTATGCCGCTATATTCGTTATAGAAATTTTTAGCTTTTACAATCGAATCAAATCTTTTTGATTTAAGATTTGTGCCGTCTAGTGTTTTGTATTTTGATTCTTCGTTTGTAGGTAAATAAAGTTTAGGACTATAGTTGATTCTACTCAAATATGATTGGCCATTATTAACACCTCTAATAAGAAGTTTACCTTTATGCTCTACAACATTTGTGTAAAAACTACTTGCTAAATTCATATAATATTATAACATAAAGACTTAAAAAAGTCAACTATGTGATAATTTTACTTTTAGGTGTAACTATCTGACCTGTGTTTTGTTGATATGCACCAATCATATTATCGTCTGGTGTAGTGTCAGTAATTATATTTGACTCTTTGATATGTATAACTTCATCCTTTGTGTATGGTATGTATGGATGAAATCCTATTTGCATAGGTTTGCCTGGTTGTCCTTGCATTGGTATCAATACAAAAGGTTTCTTTATTGCCACATGATCTGCTCTATCGCTTTCTTGTGGCGTACCTATTACGTCCTCTCCAGATGAGAGTCTGTATAATCTAATCATAATATACTCCTATTCAGTTTTTGATTCTTCAGTAGTTTGTTTTTTACCAATATTATATTTTGCTTGCAAATCCCATTCGCTCTTTTCTTTGAAAGCAATAATTTTGATTTGTGATAAAGGTGCTTTATTCTCAGCAGCTTTTGGATTTACAATTGTCAATAAATTCCAATCTTGTAATAAAACTGATATTGTGTTTCTTCTTTGTACATCATTTTCAACCAAAGTTGCTTT